TTGCGAATAGCATCATTTATCATCTTGCCCGCATGCCGGTGATGCAGCTTCGCCACATTGTGAAATTGAGCGCATGCTTCCGCCTCTGTTTCTGAATCAGGGCTTAGGCCGTCTGCGATATGGCGCAGCAGCCTGAGTAGTCGGGCCGGGTCCTTGAAAGTTACCTGAGGACTGACTGGACATCTTATGATCCTGCTCTCTAGATCCTGTAGCCCGCCACATAGGTCTACGAATTCACCATTGTCGCATGCCACCATCATGGTATTTATGGTGAAATCGCGGCTATAGGTCTCTGATTCAAAAGGACCTTTCTCGCTGTGATGATAGATGACATGAGGACTGAAGTCCAGCTCTACACCATCTATAACCATTTTCTTGGCGCCGACCCCGGTTTCATAAACCGGTACGCCAAAGTGTTTGGCGACTTCGTCTGCAAGGCGTAGATTATGCTCAGAGCCACAAGTTATGTCATAGTCCGCAGGGTCCGTCCCAGATATCATATTGCGAACTGCGCCTCCAACGATAAAAGGCCGCGGTAGTCCGCACATGCGAGCTATATCGGCAACTTTTTTCATAAGATGCGCTACGGTTTTCATAGAAGAGGCTTCTTGGGCAGAGGAGCTAATTCGCCAGATGGCTCTGGTTGCGCAGGAGCGACGCCTGGCTCAAGAGCCTTGACAAGGGGCAGGTCCTGGGGCTTGACGAGCGTTTTAACCACTTCCGGAGCCATCTTCGGAGCGGTCTGCTGCTGGAGCTCTGCGCGAAGCTTGCTAACAAGATCGTCTATTTTATTTGCAGCGCCATTAAATGCCTCCATTAGCTTTGCCGCTGCGTCGCCAATCTCGGGCATATGGCCAAATCCAAGATTAAAGATATCGATATCACGCGCCGACAGCTCTCTTATTATGGCGCGCTGACGCAGGAAGCCGGAGATTTCATCAAGAGACTTCAATACCTTGCCCAAGTCCTCTGGACGTGATATTAGATTTGCAATCTTTACGAATTGCTCATCACTAGCTGCCAGGCGGCGAATAAGATCTGCTCCCTCGAACCAGTCGTTTTGCTCTGCCATGAATGCAGTTTTTTCTATTGCGTCACTAAGTGTAGCAACCTTTAGTCTGCGGATGTTTTTGCGCAGCGCATTAAGGCTATCTTCTACCGCATCAAACTGCTCTTCCTTGAGAAGGTGACGGTATTTCTCCAGAAGTTTGTCAATGGCAAATGTCCTGCCGACCATCTTCTCCCGCATCTTTTTAAACTCAGCGGCAGACATTGGATCTGCGTCAGAATCTTTTGCAAAGCTTACCGAAACCGGAACCTCTGCAGCAGGCTTGTTTCGGCGCTCAAACTCGTAGATATAGCTAGGAAACTGATCGTCCCCATTAGCAACTTTTTTGATCAAGACGTCCTCCTGGGCAGCCAAGTAAGAAATATTTTTTCCTGACTTGTACTTTAATCCATACCAGGTCAAGAAGTCAAGTCGGTCGCTCACTGGGAGGTGAGAGATTGTTCTACGAATTGCGTCTGGTTCTAATAGGCCCGAAGATATTAAGTTTGCGGCCCGCGACGCCAGACCCGGGAAATCTTTATTTATACCCGTATATACAGCTGTATCTACCCGTACTGGATAAGCCTTCTTGATCCTGTCTCCTAACTTAAAGCTGTAAGTGATATTCTTATCACTCATGCCCTTGAGCACAGAGACCATCTCATCTGCTATACCTTTTAGATCATCCACGTCGCACCGCATTAGGTGCATAATCAGAGGTCTTCGTTCTGCATCGGAGAAATGCAGTCCAATGTGCCGCAGTCCATCGTGTACAATCCTCTCTAAGAAAAGATACTTTACTAGGTCATTTGGATTTACGCCACTGCCAGCTGCACGCGCAGCTATACGCTCCAGGATCTGGAGCATCTCGCCATCTAGCTTTGGATCGGAATAGTCAAACATTTATTCTCCCGCCTATAGGAATAATACCTGTAGTTTCCGTATACTCAAGCTCCTTCATTTTAAGATTAAGGCGCTCCATAAACTCTATCGCGAGGTTTGGGTCTACGCTGTCTAGCGTATCGCGCACTGCTTCTCTTATTATAAGTGCATGATCTTTTACGATATTAATGCTAACGTTGACTTCTGTTGCAGCCGCAGCAGCCGTCGTCTCTGCTTTATCATGTTGACTGAGTATGGACAGCAGCAGTTTCATCTGCTCTAGCAGCACTTTCTCATTGCGCTCATCCATCTTATTATTCACTGCCAGCTCGTTGTAGTAGAACTCCATACGGCCTTTGACAAGAGTAAGCAACTGAACCAATTCTTTTTTTACGCTAATCTCTTCCTCGGCCAGCTTCGCTATTGCATTCTGGTACGCAGAGCTCTTCATTAGCTCGGCTTTTATATCCGCGTTCTCTTTTGCCCAGCGCGGAACCTCTGACTCCTGTATAGCAATTTTGCTTAGTTTGCCAGAAGGCATGAAGCGATCACGGAAGTCGTGGATTGTTCGCCAATGAATATTTAGATGTGCATTGTGTTTCCCAGGATACTTTGTCTGTAGAAACTCGGCAACTTTCTGTGGACTTTCGCCATCAGAAAGCATCTTGATAATTATATCTCGGTCGATATGAGACAGTACTTTGTTTTTTGTTGCCATAAAGCTAATTACAAATAATTAGGGGCCCGTTTAAGAGCCCCTCTGAAGTCAGTAGTCTATTTGCTGCTTCAGTGGCCTAAACTTCTCGTTTCCGGCCGGCGTCTGGGCCGATACAGAGCCTCCGACGTATTTTGTGCCGTCATCCAGCACAAAGCCACGATGAAAGTCATATGTCTTGTTGGTTACTGGATCGCGGTATACGCCATCTGAAACGCGTACGAGCTGGACACCAGGAAGATCGGGCGAGTGTCTCGTACTGAGACTGTGTCCAATGTCCCCCAGGGAAGAGCGTACTGGCGGCACCAGGTCCATAGGACGGCGCTTTGGCGGATCCCAGAATGCTTCTGGCGAGGCAGCGAACTTATTCAGAACGCGATCAAGTGCATCTGCAGCAGTCTTGTGGCCGTCTGCGTCAAATGCATCGGCAAAGCCCACTACAAGTGCAGCTACGCGACGCAGATCATCCGTATCGTATGCTGCAAAATCAAGAGCTGCGGCAGCACGAGTTTTCTCGTCGCTACCAGCACCATCTAGTTCTGTGATTTCTTTTTCTATACTTGCGATTTTAAGCATAATCAATCCAGAAGGCCAAACATGGCCAGGTTTACCTTGTTAGAGACATAATTAGCCGTCTCGCTGCCGCCGTCGGCCAGGTCTGCTGCGTACTTGTCGAAATCGTTACGCTCCATGGTGGCGCTCTTCTGAATGACAGAGATCATATCCTGGAATGCCTGACGATGGAGCTCTTCACCATGTTCTTCTAGGATAACTGCCATCGCCTCTTCGGCACCAGCTAGGTTGCCAAACTGAGCATTCTTGATGACTACTTTGTAGAGGTCAGAGAATGAAGCAGTGCGCATGCTGCTTGCAATTGACCGGAATGACGTCTCGCCATCTGCTGCAACAGAGTGCAGAGCGTGATCCGAGAATTCAAGTACGCGGTTGCCGGCCTGGAAGAAGCCGGGGAGCAGTACGCTCTTGCCATCAAATTCTACTGGGACGGTTATGTACTGTTTGCCAGCAGCCGTGCGGACATGCGTGCCAAGGCGAATGCCGTTCTCCAGCTCGCTGTCGACTACAATCTTATCATGGCGAACGTTTGCAAAGCGCAGCTCATTGGCGAGCATCTGGCGAGCAGATGCAAGCTTCTCCTGGCCGCACTTGACAGTAGCCTCTTTAAAGATCTGCTCGAAATCAGTGCCACCCAGATCACGGGCAGCCGCAGTGAGCTCGGCCGGAACTTCTGCGTTAGCTAGGACAGGCGAAGCGGCCTGGCCAAGGTCAACGCCTGTACCGCCAGCAATGCCAATCCCGGCGTCCCACTCTGCCTTGCCGGCCTCGACCAGCGCTGGACCAGCAAGATTATTCAAATGATCCAGAAGGCCTACGGCAGATACCGATGCGGCACCACCAGCGGATGCCCACTTGTTGAGATTGTCTGCATTAAATTCAGAAAAGGTGGAGCCGAAGAATACCGACGGGAGCAGGACGTTGCCGTTTTTTACTTCAACAGGAATCAGTGCACTGGCGGTGCGCTTGCCATCGCTTAGCTCTGCTGCGAATACAGCAAAGCGCGAATCCTGGGCAGCCAGCGTAAGCTTGGCGTCAAGACCATAGTCGCGAATTTCGGCAGACACTGCATCGGCACCACTGCGGATAGAGCGGGTGGCGACGTGCTCACCAAATAGCGCTGCGTACTTGGCAGACTCGTCAACCGAGATATCAATGGCAGCGCCACCTGCATTCATTGCGGTCTTTTCCGAGCTGCGCACAACACCAGTGTCCGGAGCAGCGGCACCCAGGAGGTCGCCGATCTCGTCGCGAACCACATCTGCACGCCCAAGGCTAGCAACGCGCTCCCAACCGCTGCGCAGTTCGGCGCGGCTGATGATTACGCTGTCCTTGTGCGACTTCACGATGTTGTGAAGCGCATGCAGGCTGGCATCTTTTGTACGACCATAGGCAGTCTCAATGCGGCCGAGTACATCCGATATAAAATAATCTTTGGAGTCTTCGACAATCGCTGCAGAGGCAGCCTTAATAAAAGCATCAAGCTGGTGCTTAATATCACTCATTTGTTTTCCCCTGATTGCGGACGATGCCTAGCAGGTGTGCCCGGCGAGCCGGGGTAAGGCTGAATGCCATCTTTGCGATAAAGTCGGGCTGCTTTGCCTGCGCAACTACGTAGTTAGCAAACTGCGCTGCGCTGCCCTCATCAAAGCCGTGCTCCTTGGACGAGAACTTGTAGACCGGAGTGCCCTGGAAAGCTAGCGTAACAAATTGACGCGACGCGTCGGCATGTGCCGACCACTCAGAGGCAGATGCGGTCTTAACGGTCTCGCCCTCTGATTCCTCATATAGAGCGACCAGGATCTTGCGGCCGTCCTCGGCCTCGCGAAGCTCCCACAGCGAATCCTCGCCAGTGCGCTTGTACACGTCAAACGCTACCTTTGTAAACTGGCTGCCAACAGCTGAGAAGTCCAGCGTGGCAGGCTTTGAGGGCCGAACCGCCTGCTCAATTGAATTCCAATCAATGTCCAGCTTCATGTTACTCCAATACCGGTAATTTAGACCTATGGCCAAAATAGAGCTCCCGGATTAATAGGTAATTTTACATATAAAGATCGGAATTAACCGATCATATGAATAGCCTGTCTAGGTCAGCGCACTGCCTTCTTCAGGTAGCCAGTAAATTGGCATGCGAGTGATCTGCTTGCTGCGCAGTACGTTTATAACTCCGCGACCAGTGCCCCAGGGAGTCTTTGCCAATGCCTGCGCCGCACGCATAGCGGCACCAGGAGACTGGTCCCTGAGGGCATCCACTATAGAACTGTACTTTCCACCCAGAAGCGTGGCAATTGTTGCAGCTACCCCGTGGTCTTCGCTGGGGTAGTTTTTTACGCCGTGGCTATTATAATTCGTCAGTGTCTCGCCGGATAGTGATCTTGTGGTATTAAATGGATTAAATGCAGCCATCCCTCCCTCTGCCTTTCTCCATGCATATAGAAATTTTTTTGTCTCGGGTGTTACAGGAGCGCCGATGCCACTTAGTACTCGTGCATAAAAAGCATCATCTGATCCAGGGGGACCAGGAATGGTCTGCAGCTTTGTGACAGTTATAGGCTTTCCACCCGGCGTCTTCTTCTCGCTCTCCGAGAGCACCTGCTGATAATACTTTTTTGTCTTTGGAGGAGCCGGAGCCTGCTTGTCATCACTGACAGGCTCGTCGGCATCATCGCCAAATAGCTTGTTATAGATGTCCTTTGGCAACTGTTTTATTGTCTTGACTGCATCACTGTCGCTAAGATCTTTTATCTTATCTAGTACGCTGTCTGCAATCTCCGATAGGCCAGCCTCAGCCTTTAGCCCCGATCCAGCAGTCTTAAACAAAGGGAATTTGTTGCTCATGGGCTCCTACTGCTTCAATAATAGCAAGGGCTGCCAGTTCAGCCCCTCTACTAAATATTGCAAAGCAATGCGCTAGATCATTTTATAGAGGTGCGCAGTGGCTGCTAAGAAAAAAAACAAGTGGATGCAGGGAGCCGTTAATCTTGAGGAAAAGGGCGAGCTGCATAAAAAGCTCAAGGTGCCTGCGGACAAGAAGATCCCAACCGCACTTCTAAAAAAGAAAAAGAAGGAGCTCCAGGCGCGCGCAGAGGGCGACAAGAAGTTGACAAAGGCCGAGCGAGAACTATTAGGCCAGATTCAGTTTGCCCTAAATGCTCGTAAAGCCGACCTGCTCACTAGCCTCGTAAAGGTCGCGAACGAGCTCGATGCAGCTGGATTGGCCAACGAAGCAGACGCAGTTGATAGTGTACTGCGTGGGCTGGCTGCGGTAGAAGAGTGAATTGAAAGCCCGCTGCGAAGCGGGTTTTTCAGTTGCTTCTATGAATCCGAAAATAAGAAATATGAAAGTTTGACCGGGCTCAGGCAAAGGGCCCCAAATAAAGAGGCTCCTTATGCTTAAAAAGACTGCTGCTGCGTATGACCTTGCGCAGAAATTCCTACAGAAGGGTGATGCCCGAAATGCTCGCCTAGCCATGGATATCGGAGATCGGTTTAAAAAAATTGCAGTAGATGCAGGTGCCAAAGAAAAAGTTTGCCCCCATTGTGGCGCATCACTACAAGGTGGAGAAGGACAAACCCGACATTCTTTACCCGGCATGCAGATCGCAGGTGCACTAGACGGAGTACGGACAATCGATTCTCTTCTAAAACTTCTAAATGCTCATGGCTGGGGCGTCTCTATAGTCCCAATAGAAGATGAAACCACCAAATCTGCTAGCGTAACTGTAGAGTATTTTCCAAATTATATGGCACTCTTTCTAACACATAACTCAGCTGATGGACAAGTAACTGTAACATCTGCAAAAGGAGCAGAACAGACCAAGCATGGAGAGTCAATTCTTATTTGGGCAAAAAGCGGTGATACGCTGGATGTTGAAACCAACGAGGGCAAGTTCTCTATAAACGTTGGTAAGGTAGGGCATGCAGGTTCAGAGCTCAGTACGATCAAAAAATAAGCAACCGGGCTAGGTTGTTTTTACCCCAAGTGCTCGCAAGGCCGATTTACTCTCTAGTCCTGTAAAGGTAGTGAACAAGCTTTATGCAGCTGAACTGGCGCGTGAAGGAGACGCGGTTGACGGCGTACTGCTAGGACTTGCTGTAGAAGAAGAATGAAAATGGCCCGCCGCAAAGCGGGCTTTTTGTTGGTGTCTGCAAACAACCGTTCACCGGATCACGGGCTCTGTGGTTTCATGTTTAATAGGAAATAATGGCCAGACGAAGACCTGAAAGCGCTAGGTTTCGCTCAGAAGTCCCTTGATCTCCTCGAGACGAGAGAGAATCTGCACCACTTCTTGATCAGTTTCGCAGATCTTCTTTATCTTCTTTAGCGCTCCGCCGTAACGTCTCCCTCCGTTGGAATAGTCGATATTGCCAGAGATAATCTTATGTACAGTCGTCTGACATACCCCTAGCATGTCTGCCACTTCCATCTGCGTTCTTTGCTCTAAATACGTCCGTATCATCACCTCGCGCTGCCTCTCGGTCAAGCACGTATCAATGACCTCTTTGATCTTGGCAATCAGCCGATCCTGAAGTTCTTTGAGTTCTTCCATCAGCTCAACTTCGTTGATGTTATACGTTGCGTTTTTGAGATAAACGGTAGAAAGGATAACAGGGTCGACCACGACCTCGCGATAAAGATACTGGGAATTGCTTGACTTAGAAATAAATCACCTCGACTGCTAATAAAAATCTTAACCTATCTCGTATTGAATTACATTTTATAGCCGGCGGTCTGGCATATTTTGGCTGGCAGGTAAAAAGAAGAAGCCCGCAAACAATCTGCGGGCCGCAAGCCGGACGGGTTTCTGGCTGTTTTATTTTATTGCGAGAAGGATTATGGGTATTAGGGGCTTCATCCCGGGATGAAGCGGTTCGGGCAGGTCGTCAATATCTACCCACCGGTGCTCGGCAGACTCCTGGTTGCCTACTGGTTCGAACTCTTCTGGAATGCGCAGCAGGTAGCTGTGATATTTGAAGTCTTTTTTCTCATACGTGTGCAGGTACTGAGGTTTGCCTTCTAATGCGGCGCCTGTTTCTTCGGCGATTTCGCGAAACATGGCGCGTTCTGGTGATTCTCCGGGCTCGACTCCGCCGCCAACCAGGCTCCATTTTCCGCCGGCACTGAGGTATGGTGCGCGTAGTTGTAGCAGTATCCTGCCAGTGTTGTTTGCTATTATGACTGCTCCGGCTGCTACCGCTGGGCTGGCGCGTTTGAAAAGCGAAAAAATCATGGTGCTCCGGCTTTTGACATTACCTCTATGCGCCTGCAATGATAGGTTTTGCGGCCGGGGTACCCCGGCCGGGAGCTGCCGACGGTACTAAATATACTGCAGTATGGCCAAGCAAAATTCGTGCAAGGCCAGTGATCCAGGGAGAATTAATGCCCAGTAATTTTGGTTTATTAAGTCCAGCTATACTATCGACCTCTCAGACTTCGGATACAGTTCTACCTGGTACCGGCCCTGTGGCTCCCGTAGTTGTAGGCCAGAACATCTCGACATCTGAGGATGCTGCGGCCAACATCGTGCTCACTGCCAGTGATGCAAATGGCGATATACTGACCTATACAGTAGTTGACGGCCCGACTAATGGCGTCCTAAGTGGCTCCGCTCCGAGCCTGACTTATACGCCTAACGCAAACTACAACGGCTCGGACAGCTTTACGTTCAAAGCTAATGATGGTACAGCAGATTCGGCCGTGGCTACTGTTTCAATAACAGTAACTGCGGTTAATGACACGCCTGAGGCTACTGCCCAGAGCGTCAGCGTGCTCGAAGACGGCTACGTTGCTATTACCCTGACAGGCAGTGATATCGACGGAAATCCGCTGACCTACGCAGTAGTCGCCGGCCCAAGCAATGGCGTGCTGACGGGTAACGCCCCGAACCTGGTCTATACGCCCAATGCGAACTACAACGGCTCGGACAGCTTTACGTTCCGCGTTAACGACGGGTACGTGAACTCTTCTACTGCTACCGTTAGCATCACAGTAACTGCCGTCAATGACACGCCTGCGGCTACTGCCCAGAGCGTATCGGTGAACCGTGACACCGCAACTGCAATAACTCTGGCGGGCAGCGATGTCGAAGGCAGCGCATTGACGTACACGGTTGTGACGAATCCTGCCAACGGCTCCTTGACCGGTACGGCTCCAAGCCTGACGTATACTCCGAATAGCGGCTATTCCGGCTCAGACAGCTTTACCTTCAGGGTCAACGATGGCACGGCGAATTCTGCTGCAGCTACGGTCACGCTTACGGTTGCGGACGCTGTGGACGCATCCTTCGCAAACGTCTCGCTATTACTTAAGGCTGACGGGGCAAATAACAGCACGTCGTTTGTCGATAGCAGCGCTAATAATCTTGCCATCTCAAGGCTTGGTAATGCTGCGATTAGAACCGCACAGAGTAAGTTCGGCGGATCCAGTGCATATTTTGATGGCAGCGGGGACAACCTATCTATTGCAAACTCCGCGCTGTTCAGCTTCGGGACTGGCAACTTCACCATAGAGTGCTGGTTTTTTATCGCTGGAAACTCGCCGCTGAGTGCGGGCAACCAGCGAATCGCGACCATATTTTCATGTTTTGCACCTTCAGGATCCTCCATGGGCTACAACTTTTACATACTAGGCGACTCGTCAACCACCGGAACTGGGCTAGGCTTTGAGAACTACCAGTCCGGTAGCGGGGGCGGGCTCAACGCTCCTGCCACGGTTGCCCAAAACCAGTGGCACCACGCAGCAGTATCTCGGCAAGGGACTCTGACGCGATTTTTTCTCAACGGGGCACTGATAGGCTCGACAACACTGTCGAGTCAGAATGTAACTACAACGCACGCCCAGCTCGTCGGCAGAACATCTGTCCCCGGCTACACCTACGACCTCAACGGCTACATAGACGACTTGCGTGTGACCAAAGGTATCGCCCGATACACTGCGAACTTTACGCCTCCGGGCTCCCACCCAGTCTCGGACCCGTACTTCTCAAGCGTCTCGCTGCTAATGAAGGCCGATGGGGCAAATGGCAGCACGTCGTTTGTTGACAGCAGCGCCAATGCCTTTGCGGTATCACGAGTCGGCAATGCCTTTATTAGCACGGCACAAAGCAGATATGGCGGCTCGAGTTTATATTTTGATGGCGTTGGAGATTATCTATCTGTTCCTTCAAGCCAGAGTCTTGAATTTGGATCTGGAAACTATACAATTGAAATGTGGATTAATCCTATTAACGGCCTTGCAAATGGGACGCAAAAATACCTGTTTGGTAAAAGACAGTCGCTTAGTATTTACGGAGGTGTTATAGGATTCTTGCAGTTCAACTCGTCACTTAATGCGTACCGTGCGTATTACTATGCCACAACTAATGGTACCAGTTGGGCCGTAAGCGCGGCGACTGGTGATATTATCCCTGCAAACACTTGGACGCACCTGGCATTTGTTAGGAGTGGAGGCACGTTTACCCTATACGTCAATGGCACTTCTGCAGCAATTGGTACGGCAAGTGGCACAATTCCATCTAACGGCGAACCACTTGTAATTGGCTCAGTCTCCACAACAAATCCAGGTACTTCTGGCTATTTTGGGCATATAGATGATTTCCGCATAACCAAAGGCGTTGCTCGCTATACAGCGAACTTTGGCCTTCCGGGTTCGCATCCGACTTCAGGCAGCTGATAGGGTGATGTAATCTTAATAAGAGACCCCGCTGAAAAAGCGGGGTTTTTTGTTGCACGCTACTACCAGCCTCAAGGTCGCATGAATGGGCAATCTTGTAATAGTAGCCATGAGCAAACTACAAATTCTTGACAGCGTTAACAGTCTTAAGCCGCCAGCTCCGGCCGCAGCCCTGGATCACCGCAACTTGCGCACGGACGAGTTTTGGAGGAAGATTCCGGCGTGGAGCGAGATCGACGAGGGGGCTTTCCTAAGCCACACCTGGCAGGAAAAAAATGCGATAACTTCAGCAGACCGGCTAGTAGTCGCGGTTCGCGACCTTGTGTCAGAAGATTTCATTGCAGATGTGCAAGCTGGATTTGCCGCTGCTCCCATGGCCGTTCGCATAAGCCCGTATCTAATGAGCCTGATCGACTGGTCAAGCCCGTATACTGATCCAATTCGCCGGCAATTCCTGCCAGTAGGCAGTGAATTAGAGCCCGATCATCCCATGTTGACTCTGGACTCGCTACACGAGCAGGACGACAGCCCGGTGCCAGGGTTGACGCATCGCTATGCAGATAAAGTACTATTTCTAGCACTTGATACATGCCCGGTCTATTGCCGTTTTTGTACGCGCAGTTATGCGGTCGGCCTGGATACAGATATGGTAGAAAAGATCAGTCTGAAGGCCGACGAGGAGCGCTGGTCGAGGATCTTCCAGTACATCGAATCGCGGCCCGAGGTAGAGGATGTCGTTGTGAGTGGCGGAGACAGCTACCGGCTGCGCGCCGATCAAGTGCGTGCTATTGGAGAGCGGTTACTGGCCATTCCGCATGTACGGCGGTGGCGCTACGCTACAAAAGGGCTTGCAATCCAGCCAATGAAGGTGCTGACCGATACAGCATGGACTGATGCGATCTGCGATATTGCGGCTCGCGGTCGCCAGCTGCACAAGGAAGTGGTAATTCATACGCACTTTAATCATCCTGCGGAAATAACAGGAATCAGTGCACGGGCGTGCAATCTGCTGATGGAGCGCGGAGTCACTGTCCGTAACCAGAGCGTACTGCAGCGCGGCGTGAACGATAGCATAGAAACTATGAAGATGCTGGTAAAGCGGCTGAGCTGGATTAATGTGCATCCTTATTATGTATACGTGCACGACTTGGTGCGCGGCACGGAGGACTTGCGTACAGCGGTTTCTACGGCCCTTGAGATCGAGAAGGGGGTGCGAGGCAGTACTGCCGGCTTCAACACGCCTGTGTTCGTTGTAGACGCTCCTGGAGGGGGCGGCAAGCGCGATGCGCACTCGTTCGAGGCGTACGACCGGAGCAGCGGCATCTCGGTATATGCGGCGCCCAGCGTAAAGCCCGGTGTAGTTTTTTGCTACTATGATCCACTGGTATCACTAGGGTCGTCTGCACAAGCAGACTGGGCAGATCCAGGTAGACGACATGAGATGATTGCTGCCGCAAAGGCGGGCGTGATTAAATAAAAACGGGGCCTCGCGGCCCCGTTTCTTTATTCGCTAGTGCCGGAAGTTTCTGGCTCTTCCTCTGATTCACCGTTCTCATAGGCACGACGATTCGCAGCAGCAATTATATCAGTTATTGTTTTCATTAGATCCACTGAGAAGTTACCAGCTTCGCGCATCAGGCTTGTTGGATCGTTTTCTGGGCCGAAGAATATTTGGCCAGTGCTCGAGACTACGCCGACAACTTCGCCACGCGAATTGACCAGTGGACCGCCGCTCATGCCTGGCCACACAGACGGACCCATAGTTCGGGCAAATATGCTGCCATCAGGAGAGCGAGCAAGTCCTGCAATTCGCACCGGCACAAAGACGTAGCTATCTGTAACGCGAGCAGGGAAGCCGATTGCCACCAGCTCTTCGCCTGGAGCCGGCGGATTCTCGCCTACTGGGAATCCTGGGCGATCAGCGCCTGGAACAAAAAACACTGCAATGTCTGATTCTTCTGAAAGACCCACCAGCTTGCCTTCAAGGGTATCTGGTCCATTTTTAAATAAAAAGAGCTGAGAGTGCGCGCAGTGGGCTGCGGTGACAATCAGCTCTTTATCGATCTGGAAGGAAGTGCATTGTGAAGTGAGGGTCTGCATTTTCCATATATTTTTCTCAGCAGATACTTCTAGAGGAGGCGGCGGGCTTTTTGGTTGGCAAGCGATTAAGCAAGAAAGTAAAAAAGCCAGCAGTATCCTCATGCGTCACCTTTTTTCATTGTTACCAGTAGTTCTGGATCTATGTCATCTCCATCTAACAGTTTCTGCTTGCGCTTCAGGTGCGAAGTGGAATCCTTGTAAGCGCTTTGAGCCAGCTCTTCAGCTAGCTCAGAATGGTATTCTAGTATTTCTTTTGGAACTCCAATATCCGGGTCTGCCACGAGAGAAGATATGAAGTTAAACATATAAGTAGCGTAAAAGTAAACGCTTACGAATTGTAGGTTGGAGTCTAGAGGAGGACCCGAAGAGCTAAAGAAGATGCGCCGGGCTTCTTCATCTACGTAAGCTAGCCTATCTTTCCAAGCGTCTTGGTTATCAAGAAGTAATTGAATCCACTCTTCTGTGGACATCTTCTTTGGCTGCTTCGGGTTGCTCATTTGTCCTCGTTAAAAATCAGTATGTAGGCATGTCACGGTGTTCGGCTGAAGCGGACCTGACATTCTAATGCCCGTGCTACCATCTTTCCTAACCTCCAAACCTTCCTGAGGCGACCAGTTTGGCTCCCGTCCAGGTTGGTGCACATGCAATCCCGACTGAAAAGGACCAATAATATATGTATGACCTACTACCGTTCGATCCATGGTATCGGCGAGCTTTTTTGCAAATTCATGTCCGGCATAACCACAAAACGTAGCGCAGGTGCGAAACCACACTCGTCCGTCGCCACGCAGCTTTCGAGCAATACTGCCCCAGAAAGCAGGATTGATATTGCGATTGTTAATGGATTCGCCATTTATTGACACTCCGCCGGGATGGCCGTGGCTCCAGACCTGCAAGTCTTTTATACTATAGTTAGGCAATTTCTGTAGCTCTGAGGCTACTTGCTCCCACAGCAGTACTGGGATAACAAGATCGACTTTGCGCAGAGCTCGGTAAAGACGTCCGCCCAGTACCCAGGAATTTCCCACCCATCCGGCCCTAAAGCTGGCATCATAAATAACAACTTTCATTCAGGTGTTCCTACTACCTTTCTAACGAGCTCGCGGACATCTGCTTCTGGCTTGTTACCAAATACTGAGCCGACCGGTACACCGCCCTTGACGGCAAAAAGAGCAGGAATGCTGCGCACTCCAAATTGCTGGGCGAGCTCCGGCTGAGCATCTACATTTATTTGGACTAGCTTTACGCCGGTTTCGGCAACAACTCGGTCAATCGTGGGCGAAAACTGCTTACAGGGACCGCACCAATCAGCGTAAAACTTAACAAGACAATTCTCTTCTACCATCTTATACCTCCTGCCCTTAGGGCTTCGTCTAAATCCTTCCCTCCAGATATATGAAGGGGAGCTATCGTGATTCCCAGCTGCTTGGCCGCCGCGCCATATTTTTCAAGCGCCCTTTGTATTCCGGCTCGGCCAGCTTCGTCTCCATCTAGCGCCAAGTAGATGCGCTCAGCATATCTTGCAGCCAGCGAAATTTGATGCGAGCTTATGTTCGAAGAACTGGTGGCAACAACATTCTTTAGGCCATGCTGATGCGCCATGATGACGTCTACGTTGCCTTCGACCAGTATGATCTCACCTGTACGCAGAACGGTACTTATCGCACGATCAAGTCCGAATAGTGAGCGAGTTTTATTATAGTGAGTATTGTAGTACTTTGGGAAGTCGTGCTGCTTGACAACTTCTTGAGACAGTGTAGTGCGCCCCATGATAGCAATTGGTACGCCATATGGGTCGTTGACAGGTATGATCAGCCGATTCTTTAAAAACGAAGACTCAAAATAACCATCAATGAGACGCAGGATGCTGCCAGAGAACATTTTCGGAGTATTGATCTTTGAACTGAGGGCAAACAGCTGATTAGGATCTTCCGGGAAGGCTCCAAGCCCCCACTCGCGAATAGTGCTGTCCGCTATGCCGCGTTCACGACAATAAGAGAGGACCTCGGGATCAGTCCAGATCCCGAGGCCACACAGTTGCACTGTCGTATCTAATGCTTCTTTTTCGATCACTGGTCGCTCTTCAGGATGCTATCAACCTCCCCTAGGTCAAGACCGATCTCTGCAAAGTCAGAGGCCAAATCCGGGCTAGGTGGTTGAGCTGCCTGAGAGATCAACTCATCAGTATTCGCCAGACTTGCAACTATCGCTCGCTTTCGAGCGGTTGCCTCTTCGCGACTCATCTTAGGAATGTTAATTTTCCTGGACATATCAGACTCGCGACCGCTGTCAAGCTGACGCTGAGAGCTCTGTATTCGCCGCATGGCGGCTGCTCGCGCATCGTACGGCTCAGGAACAACCTCCTTGACCACTTCTGGCTCAGGCCGAGAGAAGAAGTCATCAGGGAGAAAGGCGCCCTTACGGACAAGGGCCGCCAATATGGTCTCTGACGCAGCAATCTGCTGCCCGCATGAGCTGCAGTAAAGGCGTCCGGTCTGCTTGTGTATGAAGTTCAGTGACGACTTGCCACAGGCTGGACAATGAGTTTTCAAGCTACCTCTCCACTGTCACCGACCTCGAAGTCAGAAACCGGACCAGTATCGTCTTCTGACAATACAGCGGGTCGGCCATTGCCGCTGGTCTTAATCTCCTGAATATGTGCGATTAGTTTTTCTACTAGATCGGGTCGAGCCTCGAGGGCCGCGGCGAACGCATCCTTGCCCTTTACCGTGAGATCTTCATAGATCCAGGTGACAGCATTTGGACGAGAGATGATGCCATAAGCATCTCCAAGCATTGCGGCTTCGGCACCGCGATTGACGACGCCTTTAGAGAAATCGAGCCAGAATTCGCTCTTCCACTTGTCCGGACCAGCGCGCGTTTTCTCTACTGTTGCAAGAATCTTGTGACCCTGCTTGCGCTCGTTCTCGCTCTGAATCTGGCCGTCTTTTGAGCCAGAGGCTTTGAAGAGAACAGCAAGACTCAGAGTGTGGCGATACGGACGACCACCAGGATACGTGAGGGTTGGGATTCGCTCGCCAATCTTCTCGCGCGCCTGATTGATACACAGAAAGGACGTGCCAGTCTCAGCGAGCATTGGAGTGGTGCGCTTCATGCCCTTCATAAGGAAGCGAGCACCAGCGGCCATCTCCTGTTCATCGAAGCCGCGATTCTCCTCAATCGGGTAGATAAGATTTGCGATGCTATCTAGTACAATCAGCTTGCAGTCAAGCGTTTTCCCGCCAACGTGGTCAAGAATACCAAGATCGATCTTCTTGCCCTGGTCATTGGAGCGACCGCAGATCATCGTAAAGATGACCGCAGCGTTATTCTCGGGCACGATTACGAGGCGGTCCGTATCGATTCCAAGATTCTTTGCCCAGGTTTCATTGAAGCTATACTCGGCATCGAACCACACAACGCTGCTGCCAGGATACTTGTCCTGAGCCTGCTTTACCATGAGCATGGCAAAAAAAGTTTTTCCACAGCCTTCCGGGCCGTGGAACTGGGTGATCTTGCCAAGCGGCAAGCCCCAGTAGTGGCTAGCGTCGCCAAGCGTCAAGGACGGAAATTCAATCACCTCCCCCTTGTACGCTTGCGGATCACTGGCTTTGCGCGCAGCATCCGTTCCATTCTTAGAGAATGCTTTGTTAAAAGCCTTCAGGAAGTCTTTATTATTACTCATCTAATGCCTCTTTTATCTTTCTTCGGACATCGTCTTCTGGCATCGTTACCCTTACATCAAGCATATGGTCGCCAGGACTGGTGCCCTGGACACCAAGACCGCGCAGGCGCAGCTCAGCAGACCCGTATTTAAGGGGATCGATAGAAACTGTTTTTGTGCCAAGGGCAGTTTCGACCTGCAGTTTGCAGCCGAAAAGCGCCTGCTCAAGGCTTATAGAGATTTTTGAGCGAATGTTTGCGCCCTCGATAAGTAAATCTCCACTGTCTTGCACAACAATAGGAATACCTAGGCGAGCACCGCCATAATTAATCATGATACCATTGCTGATCCCTGGCAGCAGATCGACAGCAATAGAGCTTTCCTGGATTCCCCGACCAGCGCCCGCACAGGCTTCGCATGCCTTTTTTATGGATCTACCGGCCCCAGAGCACGCAGGGCAGTTGCCCATAGACACAGTAACGAAGCCCTGTCGGTATGTAGCCTTGCCAGTGCCGCGGCAAGGCTGGCATTGAGTGTAGTTGCCAAGAGTGGCGCCAATTCCAGAGCAAGTTGCACAAGGTCCGTCGATACGAATCTTTGTGCTTTTCTTAGAACCAGTGCAGTACTCTCGCACAGATATAGAGATTGGCTCTACCTCTGCATATGCCTGATTACGAGGACTGCGGTTTCCAAAGCCAAAGCCGAACTGCCCAAAAAGGTCATTGAGCATATCTTCTGTGAATTCGCGCTCTGCGGGCGTCGGGTCAGCACTGCCAGAAGTAATGCTTTCGTAGGCTGCTGTGATTTGCTTGAACCGCTCTTCGGCCTCAGGATTGCCGGGATTTCGATCTGGATGGAACTGCAGGGCCAGCTTTTTGTAGGCCTTTTTTAGTTCCTCCGGAGGCGTTCCCGGAGTCACCCCCAGCGTTTCCCACGGATTTTGCATTTTCTTTCTCCAAGTCTTTAAAGTAGGCTTCGGTCGCCCGGTCTGCTATGTCTGCGAGACGTGACTCGGATCGTATCTTTGGATTGGATGCTTTTGCAGCTTCAAGCGCGGATGAAAAGTTCTCATGCCAATAGTGCGCTGCAAGTGCAATTCCAACAGAATCGTGCACGTCTTCCGAAGCCGATGATAGCTCTGGATAAAGCGAGCAGACAAGCGTTCCAACTGCTGCCTTTGCATCTTCGCGGTCAGCGTAGTTTAGCTTTACTTTGTGGACGGCTCCGACCAGTCGTCGGAACCGGCTTGGCGTCATTACTTGCAACTGCAGGCCAAACTCGGCCGATAGCTGATAGACGACTCCATGGTACAGGGAAAGTATCTTGTACGTTAGTTTATTTTTACCAGCCCAAACATCCTCGATGCACAACTGCTCAGGGGAATGAGCGCTACAGAGATCAAATACCTTGCTCCGAAAAAAATGGAGCTTGGCTGGATGTCCTGTGTCCGGAGGAGCTATATCTCCGGTCAATAGCGGCACGCCGTTCTCAAGCAGAGTCCAGCCCGTATTTCGGCTTGATATATCAAGGGATAATAGGCGCATCAATTCACATCATAGCTGTTTGGTGGCGGACGCTCATCCATTTCTTCTAGCAGTGCAAGCAGCGGATCAACTACTTGGGCAATAGGCAGGTGCGGATTTGCTTCCTCGAAAAGCTGGCAGCGGTTGGCAATATCCACCATGCCTTCTATGTACTCATCAGGAATATCTAGCTCTGCAACTGTTTCTGCTAGGGCACGCCAGTCCGTATATGTTATCGCCTTGCGCTCGGTAAGTCTGTCGATGTTTGTGAAATTCAGATCAACGCCTTCCCACATAGAGATGTCGACGTTCGGAAGAGTATGAGATACAGCAACGCGCTGAAAATATTCAGATGCAGAATCGACTGCAAAACAGAATATATTTATCGCTGACTCGACATCCTGCAGTGTTTGCAGAAGTACCGGAGATACTCGGCGGCGTAAGCCAACCTTTGTAGTACGCATTTCTGTTGGTCGCGGCGACTGCACACTAACGCCAAGATTTGTGGCAAGGTCGCAGAGTTTACCAAGCGTATATAGATTTACATAAGTGGGCTGCAGGACTAGGTCATAGTCGAGCACGATCTCATCTGTCATGATTACATATGACAGTCCGACTGCATGTCCGGACAGCGAGGTGATCACTAAATGGTTTTGCGTAGAGACGTCTTCCATTGTATGAAAGAGTGAGCTAGCCCTGAGGAGAGATTCTATTCTTAATACGTGTTCCATTTTCAGAATTACATCAAAAAAAGCAAAAAGCCGGCTGACGCCGGCTATGTGCTGTATTCAATTTTTAATCACCAGCTATCGTCCCACTTGGCACCACCAGCCGATGGAGCAGCATCAGATGGCGCAGCAGTGGCAGTCGGTGCCTCTCCGCCTGGGCCGCCTAGACGACCAAGACGGCGCATATTGGCCTCGTCCTCTGGTGGAGCATAGAGCTTGCTGAGATCAATGCCCTTCTCCTCGAAGGATTTGACAGAGTCAAGCTGCTGCTGGCTCATCTTGTAACCCGTGGGCACTAGCGTGACGCTGTACATGCCGGACGGACCACGGCGAGCCTCGCGATTAACTAGCAGAATGCTGCCGTTGAGCTGACCGCCGATCTTGTCAAGAGTCTTTGCGACCTGCGAGATCTGGTCATAGATCTGCTTGCCAAACTCAAAGATTACCGCACGGCCGACGCTCTGACCAAGGCGCTCATTGCCTTGGGCAAGCAAGTAAGCCTCGATGGCATACTTGGGGCTAGCGCGCATCTGCTTTGAGGCTTCCCGTCGCGCTGCATCCGGCGAGTTCTTGGCAATCTCGTATTCCTTGCAAAGAGTGCAATTGCGTAGCGAGCATCGAACGCTGCGGTTTGCGCCATCAGCGGTCTTACTCCAGTGCTCGTGATAAGCCATTGGCGCTTCGCTGAGCAGCTGAATGATGTAGTCGCCATCAGCCTTGAGGCGCAGAAAGTCGTTCTTCTGATCTAGCTTTGAAGCACCGGCACCGCCGCCACCAGCCTTCTCACCCCAAGCAATACGTCCATTTACTGTAGTCATGTTTTTCCTCTTTTTGTCTGCACGTATAGTGAGGATACTCTTATCCCGGCTTGCGCCTACAGACTGTTGTTAATAGTTGACTGCCACATAGTGGCGTTGCTATGCTGAACTATCCGTAGTCTAGAAGCCCACGCGACCAGACTCGTTCCTTCGCTGAATAGTACCACCTTGAGCATTTTGCACAGACGATAGATCTGGCGGAGCCATAGTGTCACCCTCTGCAATCTTACGCATAAAATAATGCGCTTTCTCTAGGTCTTCGCGCTTATTCTCGATAAGAAGTCGGAACATCTTTGCACGCAGGTGCTCTTCAGCCGCATCGACGTGCGTAGCAGAGATTTCTGCGTACGACTCTTTCTCCTTCTGCGTCTTGAACTTGTCGTGTGCCTCGATAAACGCTTCAGAATAGGTTGCCTTCTGTTTACGAGCCATCTTGCCCTCATAAAATTCTGCAATTGCAACAAGGTCTGCACAGAGCGACTGGCCCTTTAAGAAGCGAGCAGCTAGTTCACGAGCAGTGTGCCCATCTACCGTCGAGACAGTATCTGGAATCTGATTAACGTACTCAGAAATTGTACGCATCATTATACGTATGTTCGGATAGCCAGTAGCAGCACGAATCTGCTCCTCCAGCTGGGCCATGATCGATTCAGACTTTTGCTCTTCTGACATTTATTCGCTCCAGATATTATGTGACCAGTAGCCGTGATCATCTTCAAGAAAGTTCATGCTGTGCAAGGTGTCGCGGTGCTTGCTGTCGCTCTCCTCTTCTAGGTGCACGCGAATACTCAGTAGACCGAGAGCTGGTCTGCCGATTGAAGAAAGCTCTTCGTATATGCAGCTGTCCAGATTTTGCGTAATATAGGCGCGCCAGAATTTATTATGAGAGTCCATTGTCATAGTCAGTCCTATGACGTCCTCGCGATGAGGGACGAAATAATTTCTTGCGCTAGCCCATATGATAGCACCTGGTCGCCCCCACGGTTCTTCTTCGAACAGGATATCTATGTCGCCGAGAGAAGAAAAGTCACTAGTAGCCAACAGGTACTCTTTTAACTTCAAATCACACCGCGATTCTTAAGCATCTCTATAGCAGAATCAACCTGGTGCAATCGCTGCATAATCATAAGATTCTGAATATACCAGACAACGCCCCATGTCATACTCTTGGCCGGAGAAAAGCGCATCACTTTGCCTTCAAAATCACAGGACATGATTCCGCGGGCATCTGCAATCTTGCACTCTGCCAACATGCCTTCTAAGTTTTTCTCATCAAGATCTGTGCAGTAAACATGCACGTTCCTTATGTTGCGCTTTTTCCATTCCATGTATCAGCCCTTGATTCCGGCTTGCTCAGCTCGCATCTTTGCAATCTTTTGTTTGGCCAGGCGGATCGCCTCGGCATCGCGAATATCTTCAGCAACCGGACCATCAAAGGTGACCGCCTCATCATCATCGCCCGCCTCTTGTTCCTGTATTTGCTGGAACTGGCGGAGACGCGCTAGCTGGGCCGGCGTGAGCTTTTCACCAGGAAGCTCAGCTTCTGGTGCGGAGCGCGCTTTGCGGACAGGCAGTGGAGCAGGCTTGCGCATAGACGGGCTATTGCTGCTTACGTAGACAACCTCTTTTGTCACCTGACCGTCGACAACAACGCCTTTCGGAAAGATATCAAATTTGCCGTGTAGAGCAGTTGCGAGACGAACAGTCATATCTTCTGACAGGTCGGTAACAGCGGAGGTGATGATGGAAACTACTGAAAAGATGGCGCCGTGGTCGGCCTCCGACAGACATGACTTGCCACAGGCAGGGCATTTATTGTCGCGAATAGATGCGACGAAGCTTGGAGAAATCTCTAGGTTACAGTTAATGCAGTTCATTTTTCCTTCCAGATTGAGACAATGTCTTCTAGGTTAAGGGATTTAGATTCATTCCATTCTCTTACAGTACAGCGCATTATTACCGGCAGTCCTACCTCAAGGCGAGGTTTTACAAGCTCCCAGTCGTCTGGCCAGATAGACACCTCAAAGTCCTCTTTTTTAAGTGACTCTATGCGCAACTTGCCTTGCATCCGACCAGCATTCTTGCCAGTGCGCACTGGCAGCTGGTCTATGCCAAGTACGATGCCTTCTAGAATTACCTTATGGAATTTTGGCATAGCCATCATATTCGCCCTGGTAAGAGGATTATCAATGTTCTTGAAGAAACCACCAAAGACCTCTTCTGCGGAGCCAGAGATAAATTCACCAAGAGCTTCTTTTTCTCCGAGTAGGATGTCTTTGCGGGACCACTCTACACGTAGTGCATTCTGATCAGCTAGATAGTCAAACCCAGACCAATCAATATCGCGGGCATCGCTGCCGTCTTTGGTGGCGGCATCGCCAAGGGCGTTGATCTTTGTTCGCAGCTGCTTGGCGCGCTTCTCCTCAGAGAAAGCCTCGCAGATCCAGCGACGCGAGATATTAAAGCCGTCGAATGCGCCAGCCTTGGCGAGCGAGATAATGGTCTTGCGGTTCACAGAAGAAGGACTACGATAGACGAAGTCAGCAAGCGAGTTATATGGCTGGCCGGCAAAGATATGCCCAATTGCTACGTCGCCAACGCCGTTGACGGCGTTAAGTCCTGTAACGATTGATTTCTTGTTGATGGCGCGATACCGGTCTCCACTCAGATTTATGTCGCAGGCACGGATAGAGATGCCGCTAGAAAGAACCTCTTTCTTGATCTGCTCGATGTAGGCAGCGGTATCAGGCGTCTTTTTAGAGATCTCCTGATTAAGGTAGGCGCACAGGAATGCGGCACGTGCGTGATACTTGTAGTAAGCAGTTGCATAGCCCATTCGCGAATAAGCTACAGAATGTGCTTTGCAGAATCCGTATTTTGCATAGTCTGCAATAACGTTATCCCAGATGAACTGAGCATCTTTACGAGTGACACGGCCGAGCTTTTCGGCATCATCCACAAACTTCTTCTCCAGCTTGGCCGCAAGCTCCGCGCCCTTTTCCTTTAGCTTTGTTAGCTTGCGCAGTCCGTCAGCCTCAGAAAGACTCCAGCCTGCGATGTGGTTCGCGATCTTTAGAAGATCTTCATCATAGACAGAGATGCCAAGGGTTGCCTTGGAGATGTGCTCGAGCTCGGGGTGAGCATACTCGACCTCCTGCCGACCATGCCGGCGCTCAATAAATTGCTTGCGCTTGGCCTTGTCAACACCAGGTCGACCGAGTGCGTTAATGAGAGAAATATCTTCTATAGTCTTTGGCTGCATTGGTTTGCACAGCTGTGCAAGCGTTCCGCCTTCCAGCTGAAATAGACCGAGAACGTCGCCATCAGAAATCATCTTGTAGACGCGCTGATCGTCCTCTGGGACTTCCCAAGGTTTAGGTAGCGCAATGCCCATCTTGTGAGCGGCAGCATGCGCCTCGCGCAGGACGTCTAGGGTATCGAGACCAAGCATGTCGATCTTGATTAGGCCGACTTCCTCTGATACGTATTTGTCATAGTGCACGCTGACGGTGCCATCTGAGTCCCGGCGCAGTGGTACGAACTCGGGTAGCGGGACATCGCTGACGATAACGCCGCCGGCATGGACGCCCCAGCTGCGGGGGAGTCCGACTACCTTCTCTGCATGGGCCTCGACCTCTGGGTGCCGCTTGAAGAAATCTACCAGAGTTGGGCTGTACTCTTTTGCAAGAGCAACCGTATTAATCTCGATAATTTTGCCATCGGGCTTTGTAACCTTGAGCGGGATTTCCTTTGTGATCTTCTCAGCGATAGCAAAAGACTCCTGGCGAGTGCCGCCGACTTCAAGGGACTTGGCAATGTCCTTGATAGCAACCTTGGGAGTGATGCGGTTTACGTTAGTGATCTGAGCAACATACTCTGGGCCCCAGCGTTCAGAAATATACTTAATCAGGCGATCACGGCCAGATGAAAGAATATCGGTATCGATATCTGGGCATTGAGCGCGCTCTTTATTCTGAAAGCGCTCGAACAGCAGGCCATAAGGAATTGGATCCAGCTTGTGAATGCCCAGAAAATATGCGATAAGGCTTGAGCCTGCCGATCCACGAGCAATACCTGTCCAGATTTCCTCGGACTCTGCCCACTGGATGGCATCTGCTACGATCAGCATATAGCTGCAAAAACCTCGAGCCTCAAGAATCTCCAGCTCTGCTTCCAGGCGCTCCCAGTACTGCTTCTGCTTAACTCGGTCAAAGCCCTTAGTGTAATCGCGGTAACGCTTTGCCACGCGAAAGCGCAGGTATGCATTGTCGACTGGAATCGACTGTCGCGCAGGCTTCTCTGCCAGCCAGGCAACAAACTCGTCGTGGTCTTTGCAGGAGGTGATCATCCGCATATCATATTTCGGGATGCGCTCGCCGCTGGGCTCAAGATACTTTGGCTCTTCGCACTGGTCGGCAATCATGGAGGTGTTCGAGATTAGCTGCTCGGCAAACTCAGGGGAATACTGCTTCGAGAAGAAGCCGCGGACCTCATCTTCGGTTTTCAGGTAAAACTCTGGGCATGGGATGATCTCTCCAATGCCAGTGCTGCCGCACTCCTCGCAGCCTGAGCCAGCGCACGATCCACACGGAATGCTGCTCACGTAGCGATGACGCGTTAGATCAGAGAGCGACTTCTTGTCACTGATAGCAAGAACCATGTCGTGGAACTTCTCGTCCTCTGGAGTTAGATAGTGAGAATCGCACGTAGCAACCATGCGAATGCCGAGGCGCTCTGCAACGCCCTTGAGCATATTGTTAAGCTGGACCTGGTCAAAATTGCCGCGCTTTAGTGTATGCGGCTGAATCTCTATGAAAAAGCGGTCGCCGAAAATATCTGCAAAAATCTTTGCATGGCGATCAGCACCATCGTTGTCGCCCTCATACAGATGTGCTGCAATGATGCTGCCGCCGCACGCAGAAGTGGCAAAGAGACCTGCGTTGTACTTGCGAAGTATGTCCGCAGTAATACGAGGAAACTCTTTACCCATGACGGTAACTGAATTTAGGAAGCCCTCGTATGTAATGCGGCACAAGTTCTTGTACCCCTCATGGTTGGCGGCGAGCAGCACCAGATGCCGGCGCTTTGACTTGGGATTATCTAGGTCTTCGACAAAGTAAACCTCATTGCCAGGAATAAGCTTTACGCCGGTCTTTTTTGACTCTTTGTAAGCGGGATAGATCTGCGACATATTGCCGTGATCAGTGATGGCAATTGCCTTGTGGCCCAGCTCCTTGGCGCGCTTAAATAGCTCTGCAGGGCGAATGATCGCGTCCAGAACTGAACCGTATGTGTGGCCATGGAGGTTTACGAATTTGCTCATTTTAAATACCTAGGCGCCGATATACTCGGCGGCTCCGACTTTGCTTTGTACCCACTCTAGAAGAGCTGTCCGGAAAAGTGCAGACATCGATACCGCGTTCTGCTTGAACTTAACTCGGATCTCGCCGCGACCTATCATTGAATCGATTAAGATGCCCTCTGTCTCTATTTTAAACACCTTGAAGCGATCAAGGGGATAAAACGGTTCCCCGAATATCGCAAGATGCTGTGCTAACCCGGCGTCAAGCGGGGTTGGCAGGTAATAGATGAAAGAATTACACCTAGGACACGTTGTTGCTTTTGCTACTTTAATCTTGTTCATAAAAGCAAAAAGGGGCCCTTGCGGGCCCCGTTTCGTTCAGCCTCGACGGGCCTGTTCGATCTTGTTGGCAAGCTCCTCTGGAACTGAGAAGTGCAGAGTGATCTCTACCTGCTCGCGCGACTCCTGGTGCACGTTAAGAGCGGCCAGTACATCCGAAACGGTCAGCTGACCCAGGGCCTCATTTGGGCGGATATCGGCCTTGTTGCCAATAAGCGCGAGGGATACGACGCCGGGATCTTCCTCTTTCTTGCCCTCGGCTGACGTGTACTTGCGGACAGCGAAACCACTAACGGTGCACGTAACGGTCTTCTTGTTCATATTTCTTTCTCTTTCTGCCACTGGGGGCTCACTGATTTGATCGCGAAATTAGCCAGTCTAGGGTCTTTGTCTTTTTCTGTTGAATTACCCACGAGTCATACTGGCCATTGTTTACTAGGAATTTGATATAGTCTTCGGGCTTGACGGCAGCAGTTGCCAGCTCTTCTTTTGCGTACTGAATCAAATCTACATCTGAAATTGTAGTCTCTGCCGGGAACTGATCCTCTAGAAGCTCTAGTAGGTAGTCTGATGCTGCGTAAACCCTTGCGAACTCCGCTGCATCTGCTCCCTGGAGTGTTTCGTCATTTTGAGCAAGACCGCGGACTTTGTTGTCGTAATCTGCGAGCCACTCCGAGGGAACTTCAAAAGGATTGTTCTTTACAAGCTGCTCGCGAACCTGCAGATGTAGCGCTCGTCGAACCCTGCCGGCATTTTTCAGAAACCACTCATTAAGTACCTGTTGGCGCAGATCTGCAAGCGACGTGAAACCACACTTGACCGCAAATTCGTCATCAAGGGGGGGCAGCTGCTGGTTGCTGACGCTTTCCACAGCCATGCGGTACGTGGTGCCGTCTTCGGAGAATTCTGCGATATCTCCGGGGCGCTTGCCAAGAAGGTGCTGTGCCATTGTCTTGCTAAGCATGTTGCTGGCTTGCAAATCCATGGAAAGTGGAAAGCTTGTCAGGCGTAAGTCTGGGATCTCCTGTCCGTTGCTATCTGTAGCGGTAATCGAGCAAACGACCTCGTCACCGTCGGCGGATGGCAGTTCTGAAACTGTCTTGATGACAAAGTCATGACGCAGGTGGTGCAGCTGCTCGTCTACGGCACGAGAGGAGTCGTCCGCATTAGTGTCGATGTTGAGTCCGTCGACACAGACCGCCTCTACTCTTGGTGGGACCGGAGTCACAACCGAAAAAGAAAATGAACCATTGATATCGAACTTGCCGAGCCACTTGCGAATGCCGCGCGGACGACAGTCGCCATCTAACGTAGGACGGGCGCCGGCCGAGATGCTTAGCTGCTTTAGAGCAGTGCGAGTTGCCTCCTGCACTAGCTTGGCCGACACCTGCGTCTTTAGCTGCGTAGAGTAATGCTGACGAATTACTGGCAGTGGCGTGTGCCCTGGGCGGAACCCGGGCACTTCGGCCGAAGGCATGATTGCCGAGGCGGCAGAATTTAGTGCGTCCTCGACATCACGGGTTGGAACAGTAATTGACACTATAAAGTTGCCGTCTTTTTCGACTAGCTTTGTGGTTGGTGTGTTCATGCCAAGACTTACACTTGTCACAAAAAGCAGCAGACAAAAAAGCCCGGCTTGGGGCCGGGCTTTTCTTCAGATCAACCAGGAGTCTCCTGTTCTTACGAAGCGGAGAGACCTAGATGCCCGCCGTGTTGGCGACATAATCTGATCTACTTCGGAGATCAGTTTGTCCAACTCGGGCATGTGCGGCAACTCAGAACCTGCCGTCCATGTGGGCGAGCGGACAGACGAGGACACCAGGGCCTGCACCGCCTTGGCCGTTTCAGTTGCAGCATGCAACTTGGCGGGCAGTGCAGCTACGTCCACAGTTGGGGGCAGCATTGCACTGAGCCGGCTGACCAGGGTCGAGAGCTTGTTGGCGGTATCGCCAACTGCGCCGGCGGCCTTGGCAGCAGACGAAGTACCTTCTGCGACCTGGTGCAAGGCATCATGTGCCTCGGTCAGGTCATAGGCCGGGGCAACAGGGGCCGGAGGGGCTTCTGCGGCTGGCTCTTCAATCGGCTGAATATCCTCTTGTGAGATTTCAACCGGCTCCTCCTCATCAGGCGCCATTTTTCCTGACTCTGCGGCGGGGGGCTCTAGGGAAGTTACGTCATCCTCACTAATTTCCAAAACGTCCTCTTCTGTCGGTGCTTCGACCTGGACCTCTGCAGTAGGACCTGTGGCCTCTAGCGGCGCGGTCTCGACATCCTCTGTGACCTCGATAACCTCGGCGCCAAACTCGTCCGTCTTTATGCCAAAGCGATGCATGCTATCAAGGAACATATCCAGCTGTGCTCTCTCTAGCTTAGTGCCTCTGATCAGTGCTCTATTAAGCTCTCTTATTGCAGAAAGGGCTCCGTCCATGTTGGCGCCGGTATCTATCTTTCTGCGACCAGGAGACAAGAGACTTGCCATTTCGCCTAGTCGTGTGACGACTGCCTTTAGCTCTGGCTCTAGGCCGAATCCCTCGCTGGCTTTTACAAAATCATCAATCTTGGCCAGTTCCTTGTCAAAGTCTGCGACTGCCTGCTGACTTCCTGCGCCATCTGGAACTTCTTTGTATATCACAGTGCGATCTGCACTTGATACGCCAAGGTTAGACACTCTGCTCATTATACTTGAGACAGTGCGCGGATTTGCGCGATCAGCGCGATCAATGGCAATCAGACTATCAAGATCATTTAAAGAGGAGATGACACTGGAGATATTGGCGTCATCGCGAACGGTTCTCTTTTCTGCGAGTATGCTGCTCGCTGCAAGTCGAATATTATATAGACCGATCCCTGAGGCCGAGTCTGGGTCGACATTCTTCGCTAGAGCATCTACTTTACGAACTATTGCCAAAAGCTTTTCATCTAACTTTAGATCAAAGTCTGAAGCCTTTTTGCCGTAGTCCAAGACAATGCGGAATCTTCCCTCAAAAGCCTCGTTCACTTTCGATAGTACGAGCTCTATGCGTGAGCGAGCGGATCTCTCTAGTTCATTCGGCCTGATGCTCTCTACTCCCTGTAGTGAACGCAACATGGTATTGAGTCCTGGCAAAGAGACGAATGCAAAGACCTCTTCGTCACCAAGTGCCGAGTCTACCTCTGTCTGGAGTAGCTCGATCATCTTCTTGGCAACACCTTGTGCAGAAGCGGCGCGAGCGGCAAGATAAGCCGAGATCTTTCGGCGGACGTCTTCTTTTTGCGCCTCTTCGGCTTCGGAGATGGTGACCTCTTCGTCAACACTGTCTGTTGCCCCCTGAGCACTTTCAATTATCTCTTGAGCAATATTTCGTCCCGCATTAATCTTCTCCTGAGCCTTTTGGAATTCTGATTGGAATTCGGGAGAAATGCGGCTCGACTGCGTCTCTGCTTTCTTTGAAAGATCGGAAGCGAAAACCACGCGCTCAGTTATGATCTTTTTCTTTTCAAGAATACCTGGGCCATGGCGGCGAACAAGCTTAAATCTTGCCTCCAGCTCATCCTGATCGGTCGCCCCGGTCCTCTCGTACTCCATTGCTTCTTCTACGTCTTCAAAGCTTTGGGTGCTACCGGAAATATAACGGGTTATGACGGCCGCCTTGTCCGCCATGGCGTCTTGCACCATGGAGCGCAGGCGCTGGTCCAGCTCCTCTTGGGTAATCGGTGCGGAGTCGCCAAGCGAGACAAGGATTTTGCTTGCTTCGGCAAAGACAACCTTGCCGTTTCTAAATACATTAAGAACGTCCATTCCGATAGCTCTCAAGATCCTGCTGTTAAGCACCTCGTCGCCAAGTAGGTTTAGTCCGTTGACATCAAGATATTTTTTTATCTCTGCAGAGATTTTGTCCAGAGTGATATTTGCCCTGTCCCTTTCTGCAGGGCTTACGATCTTCTTGCCTTTTGGCACAACTCCACTGTAGACCTGTCGACGCGTAGCCGCTACGACTGCGTCAACCCCCTCGGTCGACACTGCAGAGACAAATGCTTTGACCTCTGGAGCATTTTTTGCCATATCTCCAGCAATCAAGTTCTTAAGATCTTCGTCAGTGATTCGAGCAAGATCCATACCTTTGGCAGAGATCTCGTCAAGGACATTGTGAATATCGGGATATGCCTGCTTCATTATGCCAGTAAGCTCATTCGCCCTTTCAAGTATATGCTTAGCATGTAGCTGATATGCGGTTTTATACTGAGACAGGGCACCAGCCACAGGCATTGTTGCCACGCTAATCTCTTCAAACAACTGGCGGATCTGATTATCCTGCGAGTTTGCAGTGGCGCGTGATGCTGCTTGCTTGGCCTCAAAAACGCGGTCACGGACAGCCTCAGATGCATTAAAGTAATCGAGGACTTGCGTAACTACAGACTGAGCATCCTCGCAAAGATTTTCATAAAAACCTGGCGGACGAACAACTGGCTGTGGCGGAGCAGCAGGCGCATTTCTTCTTATTGTCTTAGAAGCAGTTGGCGCGGTGTCGCCAGTCTCTATAAACTTCTTTACCTGCTCTGAGTTCGGAGTGAACAGAGAAGCCATATCACTCATCATTGTTCGCGTCGCTTCAATCTTCTCCCCACCGAGCAACGTTTCGCCTGTGTATTTCATGGCAACCATGCCAATGAATTTATTTAGGTTTGCATTAGCTCCGCAGGCACTGCGGATCGCATCTCTTACCGAAACCCCGTCAGAATACTTGGACAGGTGATCGCCCTGCACTCTGGCAAAGCCCTCGACGGCGGCAAGCGCGGTCGATTCGTGCGAGTCGACAGCTGCGCGCGATGCGTCATCCTTGGAGGCAACCCCGAGAACAATCCTCCACGTCTCGCCCACTGCGGCAAGAAGTGCGCCCGTTACCACTTCGCGGTTATCCTGTACTACCTCTCCTGTCGTGCTGAGCGCAGCGGATATCGCTTTGGCTTCGCCAGCGTCATCGAAATCATCTCCAAATAGATCTTCTAGCCCAGCCTTAAAGGAAATGATAAAGTATGGGTCTTTAGATAGTTTTTGCAAAAAGCCTTCGCGCAGTTTTATCTTGAAAGACGGGTCTGCCTTTGCGCTCTCCATATCTTTGTAGCCGGCAACGCCCGCAAGAGCAGAGTTGATTAGCTTTCCGCCGCTTTCGAGTAAATTATCTAGCATAGAGTCCGTCGCCGCCTGGCATTTCGTGTCTCGAGAAATTGCCAGCACTAGATCATTCGGCCTTACTTCGGATGACACCTTGGACACAGCTGCTCTATAGGTTTTCTTCTTTTCTGCATCAATATGATTTAGTTTTGCATAGGCAGAAAGAAAAATCTTCACAAGATCTGTGCCGGTAGATGCGGGTTCCTGGTCGCGGGCGGCATTTGCCTCGTACGCGAACGCTTTGCGCATCTCGACGCTTTTCTCTAGGTCTTCCAACTCTTTTCCAAGGACCTCTGCTTTTTTGGGAAAGCGCTTTTTCATGGCATCTAGCAGCTGCGGATCCTTGGTAACTTGTACGAATTCTTTTAACCATGGAATCTGGCGAGGCTCCAGGAGAATTTTTCCGATCACACGCAACCTCGTCCTCTCTGAGTCAGAGTACATGTCTCCTCCCCATGATAGGCTTGGTTCGTACTTTCTGTCCAAAAGAGAATCTAGAAAATCCTTGTCCTCGGTAGAAAGCTGGTGCAAGCCTGATACCGCCTTTCTCCTTGAGCCAACAGAGTAATTTGACACTTCTATGACGGCATTTCGCCACTCTTCATAGCTATCTGTCTTTTCGTCTCCGACCTTGATAAGTAAGCGATCAAAGGCCTCCTTGAATGTGTCACCGATCTTAGCTCCACGGGCAAGGTTCTTGGCTGCAGTCAGCGGATCGCAATAAACGCCTATGTCAATAGCAATCTCGCGATGGCTAGAAAGACCTCCACTCTTCTTGCTGATCGCAAGAATCTGGGAAAGATTCTTGGCAGCTGGAACATAGAACAGCTGATAACCAGTGGCGAGCTTGGCCATATTCTTTAGAACTCTTACGAATTGCGGAAGGCTGTTTAGCTTGACCGTATCAGAGGAAAGCTTAGAACCAGAAGATATGGCATTGGAAAAAGGGCCGGCATCTCCAGAGTCACGCTTCTCGAGCGCATCAGCAATCACTCCTGCCATTGAGTAGGAAGTCAGACCTCCGCGGACACCGTAATTAGGGTACTGAATCCAACGAGATACGTACTGCTTTATATCCTCTCCTCTGACAACAGATTCTCCAGCATCCTCTTTCACGGTCTTCTTTTTCTTCTCCGAGATGTCCCCCTCGGACTCATCGACCCGGGCAGCTCCGCCCTCTGCCTGTTCGAGGCTAGTGGTTTCTCTAAATTTGCCACGCTTATAGCGCGCAACTACTGCGTCCTGGATCTCTGTCTCAAGAGCAAGTCTCATCTCTCTGGAGACTAGAGTCAAGAGGGGGTCGTAATAAGACTCATCAAAATACGAATCCTCCTCTGAGCCATCTTTCTTCTTTGTCTTAATACCAGGATTGATTGTCTTTTCAAGGACAGCTATTACAGAGGAGCGCGTTCGCTTGCCAAGAAATCTGCCCAGTGCCGCAATACGGAACTTTATCTCTGAGGCTCGAGCATCTGGCCCAGTTCCCCATTTCGCAATTTCATCGGCTTGTGGCTCAAGATCGAGGCCGTGCTGCCCCAATATTGACGACGAATCAAGCTGTCTTATTTTTTCATTTAAGTCGTCTCTTGTGCCCTTGGTAAGGCCCGAGTCACTATCTACTTCAAAGTTCTCTTCGATCTCTTTTTCAATCCTCTCCTTGTTTGCAGAAAACTGGCTAGAGACGGCATTTGTTAAAAGTTGGTTGTTTAGGGCATGGCCAGAGACATCTCCGATAAACTTCTCAAGTACCGTATCGACAGTAAACGGCACGCTACCTACGCCTAGGTGCAAGATAGGATCTGCCTCTTCATCTGGCTCATTTGAGTCAGGCTTTAGAACAGAAAGAGTTCCTCGGTACTCCTTTTGAGCTCCAAAGAAGTCCGAGTACGTTTGCGTAGGCAAATCTGGGTTAAAGTCGTCACTGAATGACGACGCTAGAAATGCAGATATTGTGTCATAGTCGGCCTCAGTCTGCTTGTTTTGCACCAATGCGCGGCAAGCATTGCTTAGATCTGCAGTAGTTAGAATTTTGCCATCTGCAGACAGCGGTGTCCCAGCGGTAGCGTGCGCGGTGAGCATCCCCTCTAACAGGCTCGCCTCAATATTAAGTCTACCTGACTCAGACATGTCATAAGCGTTGACAATACTGAGCATTGCATCACGATCAAGCTTTTTGTAAGTTTTGCCCTCGGCAAGAGCAAGCCTTATTTCTCCCACGACCTTCTCAGAAGTTTTTTTCAGGCCTGTTCCGGCCAAAGCAGAAGACTTTTCGTCTTCCTTGGCGCCTCGCAGTAGCTGCTCCAGTCTTACTGAAACCGACTTACGCGCAGCAGAGATCTGCGCATCTATGTCTTTTCCTTCTGTCTCTAAGAGATTTCGCATCTTGAATGCAATGCCCTGGTCCCTGCTTCCACTAGGAGCCTCTCTCCACTGCTTTTGAGCAGCACTCGTCTGCTCTTTGTTTTTTCTTTTGCTGGCGAGCAGTATCGAGAGCTGCTTTGTCTGTACGTATAGATTTCTCAATGCGACCGTAGAGTGAGAAAACACATTGAACAGCGTATCCTTGTACCCGTGATCTGCAACGGCAGCTGCGGCCTTGGCAGATACCTCGCGAATATCTTCTGGGGCCGACTCTTTGCTATAGATATTGCGGACCTGCAAGCCCTTTAGCATCGCGTCTACCTGCTCTGGAGCCAATTCTACGCCCTGCTTGATCGCATTCTGCAGCGTCTGAAGATCTTTGATGGCGCTTTCGAAATCAACATCTGGCATCATGAGCCTGTTCGGCTTAGAAACCGACTCTAATGCAGAGCGGATTAGACTGATGGAATCTTGCGACATCTTAACTTTTTTCGAAGAAAGTGTTTTCAGTGCCTGCGCGACCGCACTTTCAAACTTTAGCTCATCGGGATTCTGCTTCTCTTTGGCGGTGCCCAAGAAGGACTCTACCATGTTGCTAGCCCTAATTTCTTTATCTCCGAGCTTTATAGAGGCCTCTGTATTGAGAACAGGAACTGGTGCAAAAAAGCTATTTACGTTTTCTTGTGAAAACTTGGAGTGGAGATAGCTCGGCAGATTCAGCTCAATCTCCGCAAAGAAGTGCAAGAAGTCAGAGTACCCCATGCCGGAATTGATCTTGGCCATGTCTTCGTCGCTAATCATCATGTGCCGGAGCTCTGATGCAAGCCCCTCAAACTCTGTCTTGGACTCTAAGATATGCTTTTCTACAATGTTGAATGAGTCTTGGCTTGCCTGTTGGAGCGATGCATAGTCTGTGCGCAAAGACGCCACTATGCGAGCGAGAAATCTATCCGCAGAAGATTTAAACGAACTATTGGACAGAGCCTTGAAGATATTCAGGTACTCAAGAGAATTCACGCCATTGCTCTTCATCAGCTCGACATGAAAATTAAAGCCGTCAACTAGAACAGAGGACAGCTTATCCTTTAGGAGTTCCGGATTCTTGCCGAATGCCGAGCGGATGCGCTTGTGAGCGCCGATTGCAGACTGTGCATAACCAGAGATTAACGTCTCTCTGTCACCCTCTTCTCCAAAGAGAAGCTTGTGCTTAAGCAGGCCCATGTTTGCGGCCTGTGTGGCAACTGTCTCCGAGTGCCCGAGGTTGAATGCAGAATAGATGGCAGCGGGGCTGACCTTGCTCTGTCCAGCAGTATAGTAGTAATCAGGATTTGTGTAAATTGCGTTTGATGCAACAGGATTGCGAGTCAGCGGCATGCCATCTACGTTCGGACGCTCGCCGCGATCAAGCCTTTCGGCTATATTGGCCATTACGTTTGAGACGTGGTCCGAGCTATCTGCCCAAAACACCATCATGTTAAAGCTTTTATTTTTTAACGCATCTCTGGTAGCAGTGCTTATCACCTTGGTCTTTAGGCCTTTGGGGGTCTGCACTTGGTGCGATGGCATAAGGTCCATCCAGCCTTTATGGGTATAGCCATTGAATGCAGCGCGATACGCCAATGCCGCCTTGGCTCTACGAACTTGATCATAAGAAGGACCAAGGTTAGTCTTTAGAACTTCATTGTTCCTTTTTATACGCCTGCCCGTATTCCTGTCCTTGCCTGCTGGCTGTTCGCTTTCTCCATCCTCTTCTCCCGCCTCTACCTGCTCAACGGCTGTCTTAATCAGCTCTGCCGGAGAAAGGCCCTCGGCTCCAGCGAAAAAGCTAAGACCGGGATGCATTGCACAAAACTCTAGCCAGCAAATGTAGATCGTCTCGTGCATTACGAGATCTATCAGACTGATAATGCTTTTGTCTGTCAACTCAATAGAGCTATTAGAGACCTTGGAGGCAATGCCGCGGACATCCGATAGCTTTAGATTCAATAGTTTGGGATTGAACAGCTCATATGGATCACGCGAACGCGTGCTCCTGAACACCAGTTCTCCTGGCTGACTCTCTTCGTAATAAGAGGCCAGTGCTTCGGCAATGCCATTAAGCTCCGGATGAGCCTTGTCATTCATAAGGTAAAGCGGAGCAATGATGCTCCGCAATACCTCTACAAGGAAGTCGGTCCGGGGAAGGGTGATCTCGTTCTGTAGCTTAGCCGTCTTGAAGAGCTGAAAATTCATTACCATCCTCTGTTATCCTATTTCTTAGCCTGTTGCAGACATCCGTCAGATTTTTACTTACAATTGAAGAACTCAAATTAAGTCTAATCGCGATCTCTGCCCGGCTGTATCCCTGACAAACTAGATTGATTATTGATTTATTTACTTCGTCTTCCTTGTCCAAAAGCCGTGAAATATCAATGTTATGATCCACTGTAATCGGGCCGCCAGCGCATCCTATTGCGGTAAATTGCGACAGGTCTGGGTCGATTTCCTGCTCAATTGGTACGTCACTGTCATTAACCGGAATCTGGCCAGGAATGGCAATCAGATTATAAAACTTCCACATCCCACTATTTCGAGCAGCTGACTCGCCGCACTTTGCACAGGACAGGGTCTCTACTTCGTTCCGAGCCCTGAAGAACGTGCGGCACGAATTACAACGAACCTTCTGCATGCCGCTGTCCACGTGGGTAGCACAGCGCCGCTTCTCACTGTAG